ATTTCCAACAGCATAAGATATTTTAAGTCTTTGTTGTGGAACCTTAAAAGGGTGACCAACCATTATGTTAGATCAAGCATTAACATAATCATCCGGAAGTTGTCCTTTCAATACTAACTTAATTAATTCGATAGGAAATCTGTCAGTTGCTGATGTTAAATCAACACTGTAGAAACTATCAGAATTAGTTAATAAATATTGAAAGTCCCCATGAATAAAAGTTCTATCTTGAGGAATCTTTTTGAGTACTTGAAATAAGTAATCATGAAGAGGTTTTAAACTAGTTTGGGAGAAATAATCCAAAATAGCTATTACCCTAGTTTTGTGTTCTTTATCGTCAACTCGTGAGAGTTTTCGATAATCACCTTCACTATCAGGTAATATTCCTTTAAAGCGACCTTTAAGGGTCGCTTCTTTAAGATGAAACATTTTATTTGCTAAAAGTTTTCCTCCTACAATATTTATATCAGATAATAAATCATCTGGTAAAGAAATTAAGTCTGATAAACATGCTCATAAAGCATGTCCATTAGGACCTGATTTTGTAGTAGAATGGAACTTTTTAAATTTTAGTGACTTAGGAACAGTGTTTCTTTTGTAGTATCCCAAAGATGATCAAAAGTCTTTTGAATATTTATTATATTGAAACGCGACTTCTTTAATGTTTAGAAGACCGGGAGTTTCAATGGGTTTAGTATCCATTGGATTTTTGGTTTTCAGTGATCTAGTTGCTCATAATATGGTTGTAAGAATCTGAGACGTACAAATGTACGATAAAGTATCTTTACTCCGTAATATGGGAATTAAATCACCTAAAATTACAGGGATACCATCATTAGTAATTTTTACGACTTTGGACGTACTTAAATTATTTGATAAATAATTTAAATACAACCTTCTAACTTCTTTAATGTAAATTATTAAGTTATTAGGTCCACGTGCATTTAGTACGTTATCCATTTTAGTCAGCAAAGGAATAAAGAGCTGATGACTGGTAAGTAAGCTAGGTTTTATATCTCCTTTTAGGAAATATATCCTCCTCATCCAACACAAAACCTTATAAATATATTGAATAAATCTAGATTTAAACTTAAATTTTAATTTACTTTTATTCTTAATTTTATTCATATATATT